GCTAATCGCACCATGGACGATAAAACCCACGAACTAGCGGTCCTCAAGGCGCAAGCCAAGATCAAGCTTGAGGAGCTTAAAGCACAAGACTCGGCCAAAGAAGTAGCAGGCAAAGCCATTGGCGAAGATGGTTTACTGTATATCTTCCTAATCGTGATCGTTGGTGTCGGTGCATCTCTTTTTCTTGAAGGCGAAAAGATCGCTGCTGTTATGGGTCTGCTAGGCGCTTCACTTACTGCACTTATTCAGATGCTTAACGGCATTGCGGGAACCGCAGCCAAGCAAGAGAAGCCTGAGTTTGAAGTCATTAAAGACCTTATCCATCGTCTTGACAAACTGGACCGTGCCGAACAACCCATGCAGGTTGATGTTGAAGGCAGCAAGGTGACGGTCAAAAAAGGTCAGGACATCGTAACGGCTAAGGGGTAATTATGCTTTCACTCCTATCAACACTCGGTGGGTTGCTGATCTCAGGCTTGCCTAAACTGCTTGATTACTTTCAAAACAAAGCTGACCAAGCCCATGAGCTTGAGCTTGCGAGGATGCAATCAGAGCGTGAACTTGCGCTTGCCAAGGAAGGCTACATCGCCCAACAACGTGTGGAAGAAATCCGCACCGATCAGATCGCCATGCAGACTGACGCTCAAATGACAGTTGCTGCGCTGGACCACGATAAGCAGATCATTGAGAAATCCAGCAAGTGGGTGGTGAATTACATCGGGACCGTACGCCCCAACGTCACGTACCTTCTGATCCTAGAATTGATTGCCATCAACGCCATACTTGCCTATTACGTTTGGCAGCATCCACACCTTGTGCAAAACATCGATGATTTGATCCGGGTAAGTGCGATCATTTTTTCTGATGATGAGATGGCAATGCTTGGCGGCATTATTGGGTTTTGGTTTGGTTCCAGAAGCTGGCAGAAGAAGTGAAAACGGGTCAGGCTGGCATTGAGTTGATGCACAGGTTTGAGGGCAAGAGTCTCAAGCCTTACTTATGCCCAGCCCACATTTGGACAATTGGTTACGGTCATGTCCTGTATCAAGATCAGATCAAATTACCAGCGTTGAGGAAAGATGGTTATACCGGCATCCTTCGCAAGGACTACCCACTCGCAGCCCAAGATAATCGCACTTGGACGCAGGAGGAGATTGATCGCCTTTTTGAGGATGATCTCGTCCGTTTTGAACGCAGTGTTCTTAGAATGTCTCCTAATCTTGCTGGCCGTCAGTCAAGCTTCGACGCTGTGGTCAGTTTTGCGTTCAACGCTGGACCTGGGCGTTATCAGAGTTCTACGATAAGAATGAAGAACAACCGCGCCGACTATGAAGGCGCAGCAGAAGCGTTTATGATGTGGACCATGGGCGGTGGCAAGGTATTGCCAGGGCTGGTTCGCCGCCGCAAAGCCGAACGCGCCTTGTACCTACGGGGTGATTGATGCCTTTACGCAAAATTGTTCTCAAACCCGGTGTAGATCGCGAGCGCACACGCTACACCAACGAAGGCGGTTGGTACGTCTCGGAGAAGGTCCGTTTTCGTCAGGGCATGCCGGAGAAGATCGGCGGTTGGCAGTTCATTACGGACAACACCTTCACGGGCATCTGCCGAAACCTCTGGAACTGGGTCACCCTTGCGGCACTCAATCTTCTAGGCGTTGGCACTAACGTTAAATACTACATCGAGGCGGGTGGCCAATATTTTGACATCACGCCCATTCGTGCCAGCGATACGCTTAGCGCCAACCCTTTTGCCACAGGCTCGGGAAGCGATGTTGTTACTGTAACTGCCGCTTCTCATGGCGCGGTAGACGGGGACTATGTAACGTTTTCAGGAGCTGACGTTGTTGCGGGTCTTGACCTTAACAACGAGTACAGCCTAACGCTGATTGACGACAACAGCTACACGATTGAAGCGGCAAATGTTGCCTCAGCGGCAACAACAGGCGGTGGAGCGGCAGTTGTTGCCGCTTATCAGATCAATATCGGACAAGAGATTGAATCACCACTTGCAGGATGGGGCGCGGGAGCCTGGGGCGCTGGCGCTTGGGGCATTGGTGGACCAACACCGGCCTGGGCAAAGATGCGTTTGTGGAGCGCCATGAACTGGGGCGAGGATCTTGTCTTTGCGCCAAGAGGCGGGGGCATTTACTACTGGGACGCCACAGCAGGACTCACGAGCCGTGGTGTCAACATCACGTCACTGGCCGGGTCGACACAAGCGCCTACCGAAGTCAGTTTCATTTACGTTTCGGACATTTCCAGGTTTTTGCTTGCTTTTGGGTCTAATAACCCGGCAGATACGGTAAGTGGCGCATTTGATCCCATGATCGTTCGTTGGGCCGATCAAGAAAGCCTTACGGATTGGGCCCCTGCGATCACGAATCAAGCAGGCGATTTACGCTTGTCTCACGGTTCGCAGATTGTCACAGCCGTTCAGACCCGTCAGGAGATCTTTACGCTGACTGACTCGGCTGCTTATTCACTCCAGTACATCGGAGCGCCTTTGGTCTGGGGCGCTCAGTTACTTGGCGACAACATCTCCATCGTCGGACCTAACGCCATGGTCATTGCTTCAGGCGTGGTCTTTTGGATGGGCGTTGATAAGTTTTACATCTACGATGGTCGCGTTCAAACGCTGCCTTGTGACTTAAGACGCTACGTTTTTTCAGACTTCAATAAGACGCAAGCGAGTCAGGTCTTCGCAGGAACTAATGAGGGTTTCAACGAGGTCTGGTGGTTCTACTGCTCTGCGGACAGCACGACAGTAGATCGTTATGTGATCTTCAATTACCTGGATCGGGCGTGGTATTACGGCACGATGGCACGCACAGCGTGGCTTGATTCAGGACTTCGCGATTACCCGCAGGCGGCTGCATACAACAATCGAGTGCTTTACCACGAGTACGGGGTGGACGACAACGCCACAGATACACCTGCTGCGATCGATGCCTACATTGAGTCGGCAGAGTTTGACATTGATGATGGCGATCACTTTATGTACGTCTATCGGACGGTGCCTGATATCACCTTTGTAGGCTCCGCAGACGACAGTGATCCTGAGGTTGTCTTTACCATCTATCCCAAGGCAAGTTCTGGCTCACCCGACGGCACTCCAGCCAGCGGCACGGTGGCCTCGCCTGATTATCCGGTCGACCAGTACACGTCACAGATCTATACCCGCTTCAGAGGCAGGCAGGCCTATATCAAGATCCGTTCTAATAAGATAGGTACGACATGGCAGCTTGGAGCGCCTCGCCTTGACATCCGCCAGGACGGTCGGGCAACAGGAAGTGGCGCATGACCTATGTCGTCACCACGGAGTACAACATTGACCGGGTGGTTCCGCCTAATCTGCCGCTTGCCCCCAATCAGTACAACTCAGCCTATCAAGAGGCATTGAACAACGTCCTGCGTCTGTACTTCAACCGGTTAGACAACCTTTTGGCGCGACTTATGGCTACAACCTCTTCTCTACCGGTCACATTACCCGCAACATACTTTGATGCGTTTGGCCGTCAGCGCGTCAGCCAGCCTTACACTTTGTTTGACAGCCAAAGCCGATACGCCGCAGACAATCAATTTAGTGAGTCAACGGCTAACGGCGCATCCATTACCTATACCGCAGATGAAGCAGCCGTACTACTTGCTGCGGATACAACCTCTGGCTCTACAGCAGTAAGACAAACTTATCGCTCTTTTCCTTACCAGCCAGGGAAGGGTTTGCTTATTCTTGCCACGTTTGTGATGGCTGCTGCACAAGCCAATCTGCGCCAAAGGGTTGGTTACTTCAATACACAAAACGGCGTGTTCTTTCAGAAGACTAATGCTACCAACGCTTTTGTATTGAGATCTTATGTAACCGGTACGGTGTCTGATGCAAGGACCGTGAATCAAGCCGATTGGAATGGTGACAAGCTAGACGGTACCGGGGCTTCTGGATTAACGCTTGATACCACCAAGGCTCAGATTCTTTGGATGGACTTCGAGTGGCTTGGCGTAGGGTCTGTGCGGTGCGGGTTCATTATCAACGGCCAGTACATTGTTTGCCACACGTTTGAGAATGCGAACAACATATCCAACGTCTACATGACGACGGCCATACTGCCCATTAGGTATGAGATTGCAGCGACAGCCACGATGGCCACTGGCGCAACCATGAAGCAAATCTGCTCCACGGCTATCTCTGAGGGCGGATTCCAGCAGGTATCGCAAGAGCATATCGCTAGGCGTACAACCTCTTTTGCCAACATTGATACCGCAGCCTTCTACCCCATCGTATCAATCCGTCTTGCATCAGGCAGGACAGGGGCTGTAGTGCTACCAAGTCGTGTGCAATTTCTGCCCCTTACCAGTCAGAACTATGAGATTGCGCTGATCAAGAATCCTACCTTGACAGGTGCGACATGGGCAGCGACGGTACCTTCAGATACGAACGTGGATTACGATGTTGCAGCAACGGCCATGTCTGGTGGCACGATCATGCAGACGGACTATGTAACATCGACTGGCAGCGGCGGTACGGTCAATACTGCATCGGCCATTGATTACAACTGGGATCTTCAGTTGGGCACATCGCTAACAAGCGTCAGTGATGTTTATACGCTTGGCGTGAAAACAGTATCTGGTGCCACCAAGGGTGATGGTGTGGGATCGATATCTTTTTATGATCTGACGCAATAACGTGGACAGTCATGCCCCTATTCACGCATAATATCGGCCAATATCGCGTCCTTTCCCGGCGCGCGGCCCCCTGTAGGGCCTTGGCTCATTTGGAAAGGTTAAATCATCATGGATGAAGCGATGCAGGGCATTATGTCATTGCCCGAGGACCAAGGACCACGGGCCTCGATCACACCTGAGCAAATGGCGATCTACGATCAGATGCGCCAGACCATACCGCCTAAAGAGTTTGGCGACGAGCTTTTGAATACGGCTATGCAGGCCGATCCTCAAGCAGTTCAAGCGTTCAAAGAAGAACTCATGGCGCTTGAGATTCCGCTGGACACTTTAAAGCTTTTGAATGAGATGGTCGATGCCATCTTAGCAAGCCCTGATGACTACCAAACCCTGCGACGTGAGTACATGCGCCGTGGCGTGACTGAGGATCTTTTGCCTGCGCAGTTCGACCCGGCATTTTTTGCCGCTTTGAACATGGCCCTTGATCAAATGCCCGTGCAGCAACCCCAGGCTCCGATGGCCATGGCAGGTGGCGGCATTGCATCGCTTGCACAGTACGGTCGCAATGGCGACACCATGCTTGCGCATATCACACCGGAAGAAGCAGCGTTGCTCAAGGCTCGTGGTGGCGCAGGCACGATTAATCCCATGACAGGTTTACCTGAATACGCAAACATCTTTTCCAGCATCGGCAAGGCAGTCAAAAAGTTTGCCAGCAGCACGGTAGGCAAGATTGTCACAACGGTTGCGCTTGGATTCTTTCTTGGACCTGCCGCAGCATCCATGCTTGGCGTTACATCCTCTGCGGGCGTAGCAGCGGTAGGCGGTTTTCTGGGCGGCGCGGGATCCACGTTGCTTGGTGGCGGCAGCTTAAAGGAAGCTTTGAGAGCCGGTGCGATCGGTGGCTTAACAGCAGGTGCGGCACAGGGCGTCACAGGCGGTGCGGGTGCCTTTACTTCAGGCAGTTACACAGGGCCTACTACTATCAGCGGGCAGTTTGACCGTTTGATGGGCAATGCACCTGCGCCTACTCCGTTGGTTGAAGCAGGACCTGCCCCGGACCTTGCCTCACGGTCTACGATGATGGCCAACGAGTTCGTAGGACCGAATATCCCTGAGACGCCGACAACCAGTAATTACCCCATAGGATCGCAAACACCTGCGCCTATTGCCCCTGAGCCGACTGTCATGACGCAGGCAGGGCAGCAAGTCCCGTATTCGCAATACCAGACAATGCCCCAGGCACCGCAGCCGAGCTATCTTGATCAAGCCAAGGGTTTGTATGACAAGTACATGCCGGAAGCGCTTGGTGGATCGCGCGGCGCGGTCACGCCTGACATGGTGCAAGCGCAGATGCCCAAGGCAGCACAAATGGTATTGACCTTGCGTCCTGATCTTACGCCTGGATCTGGTGAATTCAGTCGTTTAGTCGCCGCTAAGGCAACGGAACTCGCAACACCGGGACTCTTGTCTACCTACGGCCCTGCCGCAGCACTCGGTCTTGGTGCAACAGCACTTGCCGGAGGGTTCAAGACAGCCCCTGCCACGATGCCACTTGGACCGCAAAAGACGGGTGTAGACCTTTTGAGAGAGCGCCCCGATTTGTACCGCCTTTACTTCGGTGGCCTTGGTCCGGGAACCCAGCGCTACAACCCGTACTTGCCGCCGCTCCCTCCGGTAGGCATGGCTGAAGGCGGTATTGCAGACCTGAATAAGTTCCCGCGCAAGACCGGTCACATCAAGGGCCCTGGCACAGGGACCTCGGATTCCATTCCTGCGATGTTGTCAGATGGCGAGTTTGTATTCACGGCCAAGGCAGTGCGGTCCGTGGGCAATGGCTCACGGCGCAAGGGTGCAAAGCGTCTTTATAAGTTGATGAAGGCTCTGGAGAGCAACAATGTCCACAACTAGTTATCAGCAACAGATCGTCCGGGAAGCCCCGGAGGTTGAGGCCTATAAGCTAGGCCTATTAGAAGAAGCCAAGAGCCTTTACGGCACGCCGCTTGATCTTCCCGCCTACGAAGTAGCGGGCCAGTCTGCTGGGCAAATACAAGCTGCGGATCTCTTGCGCCAGGGCATTGGTGCTTACGAGCCCTTCATGCAGGCAGGCTCACAGGCCTTGACTCAAGGACAAACGCTCGCGCAACAAGGCGCACAACTTGCAGGCGGCATCAATGTCGCACCGCAATTTCAGGCGGCGCAAGATGCACTAGGACGAGGGCTCGGTGCGGCAGACATCCTTGGCGGCTATGCGCAGACCGCTGGACAGGGTTTGCAGGACATCTTAGGTGGTGTGGCCGGTATCGAGCAGGCACGCAAAGGCTTGCCTGAGTACATGCAAGGGGATATCCGCACGTCTCAGGCACTCTTGGGTGAGGCAGCGCGTGGTACGCGTGCGGCAAGCGGCTCGTTCACCGCGCCCACGACGGCACAGTCTTACATGTCGCCTTATATGCAGGCCGTGGTTGATATCCAGCAGCGTGAGGCGCAGCGTCAAGCCGATATTGCAAGAACACAGCGTGCCGGACAGGCCGTGAGCGCAGGCGCTTTTGGCGGGTCGCGTCAGGCTGTGATGGAGGCCGAAGCTGCAAGGAACTTGGCTCAACAGAAAGCTGACATCCAGGCAATGGGTCTACAGCAGGCTTATCAGCAGGGTCAGCAGCAGTTTAATGTTGAACAACAAGCCGCTGCACAACGCGCTGCACAGATGCAAGGTATCGCAGGCACTTACGGTCAGCTAGGCCTGCAACAAGCGCAGTTGGGTCAGGCTGGAACGCAACTAGCCGGTCAGTTGGCAGGGCAACAGGCGCAGCTCGGGCTTATGCCTGCGCAGTTAGCGCAAACTCAGGCCGGGATCCTTGGTCAACAAGCCGGTCTTTATGGTCAGCTTGGTCAAGGCATTGCAGGTTTGTCCGCCCAGCAGGCGGGCATTGATCTTCAGCGCGCTGCACAATTGCAGCAGGCAGGCCAGGGCATTGGCTCTTTAGGCATGCAGCAGGCTTCACTGGGTCAAGCCATGCAGCAGGCAGGGCAATCCGACGTCAGCGCCTTGATGGGCGTAGGTGCCATGGAGCAGGCTAACGCACAAGCGCAGCTTGATGCGATGCGTGCTACGCAAATGCAAGACGTTATGGCTCCTTACCAACAACTCGGGTTTGTGGCAGACATCTACAAAGGCGCACCCAGTTCACAAAGCTCATTAATTGCAACCAGCCAGCCTTCGGCAAGTCCCTTCCAGACAGCCGCAGGATTAGGAATCGCAGGTTTGTCGGCTGCGGCGGGCGCTAAGAAAGTCGGGCTCTTTTAGGAAAGACGATGAAATCAAAAGTCATGGATCGGCCCATGTTTAAGGGCAAAAAGGATGATCCCGAAGAGGTCGGAATCATGTCGCTTTTGATGGGCGAAGATGACGACGAGGAGGGTGATGAAGACGAGGACATGTCCTCGTTGATGGATCGTCGCCCCGATTCACCTGAGATACTCATGAATAATCTGCGAGGCGACGTACGCTCTGTGGATGCACGCTTTGAAGAGCTTGCTGACATGGTGGGCTATGGTGCAGCGCAGCAAACGCCACCTGAAGTGCTCGCTCTGCTACAGCCCGTGCTCGCTGCGGAGCAACAAGGCATTGCTGCATTACCAGCCGTGGCCCCTGGAGCTGCTCCGGCAGGTATCCCGACCCCGCCGCCGCCAATGGGCATGCCTGCTGGTCCAGGGGCCGCCCCTCCACCGATGCCGCCTGAAGCAGCGGGCATTGGTTCATTGCCCCAGGGCATGGCCATGGGAGGGCCTGTCCAACGTTTTAGGAGAGGCTCAGACGAAGACGGCGTCGAGCCCGCAGATACTGAGCCGTCTGAAG